ATTTTATGAACGGGGCTATATGGTTCGTGATTTAAAGGACGCGGCCTCTTTTGTACGAAAAATTCCGTTTTTAAAAAGTCATTTGAGTAAAGGAGGTGTAAATATGGGACGAAAAATGAAGCTGGTAGCGACTACTAAAAGCCATTTGACGAAAGAAGAGAAGATCGCACGCAAGAAGATTGAGGATAAGGCTTCTGATGGTTTGGAAGCATTGCAGATCACACCACCAAAACACTTCGATGCGATCGCTAAAGCAGAATATAAGCGCGTGATTAATGACCTGCGAAAGCTACCTCTTAGAAATCTTGATCGAGCGATTTTAGAAACATATTGTACATGGTATGCGGTCTATAAAGAAATCTCTCGCGGATTGCAGAAGGAAGGGTACGTATACGAGACTAGCAGTGGTAAAGTCTTGCCAAATAAAATGCTATACAGTCTTGAGCGTGCGACTACTAACTTAACACGAGCAGCATCACAACTTGGTTTGACCGTGGACAGTCGAATGAAGTTGTATGTGCCTAAGAAAGAAGAAAAAGAAGATACATTGTTTGATAAATTTGGAATGTAACAGCCTAGTATTTGCTTTGAAATGGTAAAAGTGCTATAATAGACTTATGGGAAAACATAGTCAAAAAGAAGTACAAGAAATTATTTCAAACGTTAATGCAAATTATGAAGTTGTTTCTGAATATGTAAATAACGCTACACCTATAAAATTAAAACACAAGCCTTGTGGTGGTTATATAGAAAGACTCCTTGGTAATTTCAAGCGAAATCCAAAATGTCCTCATTGTGAGGGTGGCAGAAAGAATTGGAACACTAAAAAGGTTTCTGATTATATCTCTCAAGCTACAGATGGTTATTATTCATTGATTGGTGAATATGAAAGTTATAATAAGAAAATAACTTTAAGACACAATTCTTGTGGATATGAATATGGTGTTCAATTCTTTGCATTTATTCGTGGGAATAGATGCCCTAAATGTGGAGCGAAAAAACGAGCAGAAACGCAGATGAAAACGCAGTCTGAGTTTTGTCAAGAAGTAAAAGAATTAACAAATGGTTTATTTGAAGTTGTTGGAGAGTACAAAGGTGCTTTTAGAACTGTAAAAATAAAGCATTTATCTTGTGGTAAGACTTTTTCAAGAGTTGCAAAAAATTTTTTGGACAAACCTTCGTGTCCTTATTGTGGTGGTTTCCACTTATTGAGTGATGAAGAATTTAAAGAACGTGTTGAAATTCTTGGTCGTGGGGAATATGAAGTTATTGGCGGTTATGTAACAGCTGGAAAAGGAAAAGTAAAATTTAAACACAATAAATGTGGCAATGAATTTAAAATGTTAGCCACTAACTTTGTTTTTGGTAATCAACGATGTCCGAATTGCTGTACAGGAAAAAGTAAAGGTGAATTAATTATTAAAGATGTGTTGGAATCTTTGAATGTAGATTTTGAAGAACAATACAAATTTGACGATTGTTTTGATAAACAACAACTGAGATTCGATTTTGCTATTTTCAAAAATGACAAATTGGAAGCCTTAATAGAATTTGACGGTATCCAACACTACAGAGGTTGGCAAAAAGATAAAGAAGACCTCAAGAACATCAAAAGAAGAGATAAGATAAAAGATGATTATTGCTTAAAGCATAATTTGAAATTGGTTAGAATACCATATTTCAAAATGAAAAATATTGAAGAAATAATTAAGGAGGTGGTTTTATAGACTCGACAACTGAATATGCAAAGAAAATCGTGAATGGCGAGATTCTAGCAAGTAAATCTATTGTTGATGCTTGCAACCGCCACCTTAATGATCTAAAGTCCCAGACTAAATATGTTTGGGACTTTTATTATGCGGAAAAAGCTATAGAATTTATGGAAATGTTACCAGACCCTAAAACTGGTAAGACATTCCCGTTGGCTCAATTTCAAAAGTTTATTGTCGGAAGTATCTACGGTTGGAGACGGGCAGATAATAAAGATTTTAGAAGATTTAAAAAAGCAGTCGTATCTGTAGCCCGTAAAAATGGTAAATCTCTTTTAATTTCCGGAATTATCCTGTACGAGTTCCTATTTGGGAAAAATCCAGCCATGTCCAGACAACTTTTTACAGGGGCAAACGATAAGGCTCAAGCAAGCATTATTTTTAATATGTGTGCTAAACAACTGGAAGCATTGAGAAGTAGATATCCAGAAATTAGGAAAGCCACTAAAAAAGTACGTGAAGAACTAAGAAATATCAATGATTATTCTTATGTGCGCCCTCTTTCGAGAGAAACAGGCGGTTTGGACGGTTATGAAATGTACTGTTGTGTTGTGGATGAGTATGCAGCAGCTAAAACAGATGAGTTGATGGAGTTGATTGAATCTTCTCAAGGTCAGCTTGAAAGTCCACTGACTTTCATCATTTCAACCGCTGGTTTCAACTTAAATGGCCCATTCCATGCAATAGAGTGGGAATACGCTAAAAAAGTTGCAAATGGGAAAGTAGAAAATGACACATACTTCTCTTATATAGCCGAACAAGAATCAGAAGAAGAAATCAAAGATGAAGCCAATTGGATTAAATCAAATCCTATTTTGGAAGTTGAGGGATTAAGAGAGCAAGTATACGACTACCTACGAAAACGCTTGACCGAGGCGACAGAAAAAGGCAATTTAAACGGTGTCTTAGTTAAAAATTTCAATATGTGGAGACAGGCTTCCGAGGAATCCTACATGGACAACGCAAGCTGGCAACAAGCTAAACTCGATGAAAAGCCAAACACACGTAAGCGTAGGGTTTGGATTGGTGTCGATGTTGGTAAGGTTAACGACTTATTCGCTATATCCACGATGGTCCAGATGGACGATTATTGGTTTTGCGATAGTTTCTCCTTTGTAGCTACTAAATATGGACTAGTCGCTAAAGAAAAGCGCGATGGTGTCTCTTATACCAACTTAGAGCGTATGGGAGAATGTGAGATCACTACGCTTGAAAGTGGTGTGATTGATGATGAGCGTGTCCTTGAGAAATTGGAAGAGATGATCTATATGAATGAGTGGGAATTACAAGCGATATGCTTTGACCCATACCAGTTTAGCTCATTGATTGCGATGATTGAGAAACGGCATCCAGAATGGCCATTGATCGAAGTCAGACAAAACACAATGGTCTTGAATATGCCAACCAGACAGCTACGTGATGAAGTCTTGAAAGGTACTATCAAGCACGCTGGGAATCAATTGCTTACTATGGCTATCAATAATGCGCGTGTCAAAGTCGATAACAACGGTATGCGTATTGATAAGGACAAAAATAGCAACAAAATTGACCCACTAGATGCTCTGTTAGACGCCTATGCGGTATGCTACCTTGAACCATTTGACGGGTCTGGCTACTGGACGAACGAGAAAATATTGGGAGGAGGTAGCCTATTTTGATCTTACTGAAATATATACACACAATCCTATTGCTGATCGGCATAGGGTTTTTAATTTACGGTCTATTTTTAGTCAATCCAGTGGTTGGATTTATCTCAACTGGATTGATCCTAATTATTTTAGCCATTTACATTGATCGAGGAGGTGCGCAATGAAGAAACGAATCAAGAAAAAATACGAGCTACTGGAACGCATTGAGTATTTAGAGAATGATTTCTTTAAATTTACGCAAGACACAGTAGATGTCATTGAAGTTTTAGCAAACAGAATTAGACAACTTGAAATCAAGCATAAGAAACATTGATTTCAATGGATAGAAAGGAGGTGAGATTATATGAGTTTCTTTCAACCATTGGGATCAACCAAACCCTCTTACGATGATTACATTTCTTCCGTGTTGTCTGGCAACTACTCCCCAGAATACACGGGAATTTCTGCATTAAAAAACAGCGATATCTTAACTGCAGTCACCATCATTGCTGGGGATATCGCACGATTTCCACTATTAAAGAAAGACTTTACTGGAAATATTGAGCAAGATGCAGATTTGAACTATCTCTTAAATGTTAAATCAACTGGTAACGTGTCGGCACGTACATGGAAGTTTGCTATGACCGTTAACGCGATTTTAACAGGGAATTCATTCTCTCGAATACTGCGAGACCCTAAGACTGGCAAGGCGCTTCAATTTCAATTCTACAGGCCCTCAGAAACAACCGTAGAAGAGACGAACGACCACAGATTAATATATACCTTCCGTGACCGTTTAACGGGTAAGGCGATTGAATGTAAAGCGGAAGACGTCATTCATTGGAAGTTCTTTAGTCACGATACCATTTTAGGACGGTCTCCACTACTTTCACTTGGCAGTGAGATCAGCTTGCAAGATGGTGGGCTGAATACTTTGATTAAATTCTTCCGTGATGGATTTTCTAGCGGAATTAT